TTAGCGACTAGCCACCGTCCCATAGTCCATAACATACGGTCGGACTGCTCCAATAAAACATTTGGAGGAATACCCGACTCGACCGCTAGGGAAGCTATGTACCAATGAGCAGAGCTGTCGCCCAGTCCAACTATTTTTGAACTTTTGGGTCTTCAGTTGCTCCAACCGATTCGACCAAATCTAACCAAGCTTCATACTCTAAAGTTGTTTGCTGTCTGCGCTTTTCTGAATGCCAAGCTAAGTAAAGCAACCAACCGATTCTTGGGTCGTCTAGTTTTGCGATTGAAACGTTGAACTTGTCTTCGAACGCCACCATATCAGCGGCAGATACTAAGACGTCTTTGTGTGTTCCGTCTGCGAATTCAATACGTAGGGTAAGTTTCATTCTTTGTCCTTATGCGGTTGCGAAAGTAACGGAACCGGAAGTTGGGTAAGAAACCGAGAAGGTAGCAAGGTCGCCAACGGCTCCGGCAACTGGAGACACGCTGTTTACAAGCACGGTCGCGGTCCAAGTTGGGTTAGTTGAAGACGGAGCTGTTCCGTTCGGGTTGATTGCTACGGTAGCGATTGTACCTAGAAGCGGGTTTAGAATTGTGTTAATTTCACCAGCGGCGTATCCTGAGTGGAAGTCTAGTGATACAGTTCCAGACTTGATTCCACCTAGAACTTCGGTCCAGCCTGAGCTGCCGAAGTTGGTAACGTCTACGTCGGTTGCGGTCAGTTCTAGAGTCGCAGCGGCAACGGAAGTAGAAACGTTGCTTCCGTTGATTGTAATTTTTGGGTTTGTAACTATGTATTTTGGCACTTTTGTTCTCCTATTTTCCTAGCGGTTTTATTGTGCGTAAACTACGACGTTGAATTCGGCGGCTAGGTAGGTAATCTCGCCAATAACAAGGGAGCCGTAATTCCGCATATCGGTTACTCGGAGAGAATCACATTTCCCACCTAGCGTCCTATCTAATTCTATCGCCAACTTGACGGAAGAAGCTCCGGCAGGTGTAACGTAAGAATCCAGAAGTCTTTGCGCGCTGCGCTCTCCGACACGACCGACAATGACGGTAAGGACGAAGTTGTATTCATCAAGTCCGCGCGAACCTGCCGTATCGTAGTTCACGTTTCCAACGTTGATAATTGCCACGGGCGGGCTGATTGTGTCCGGTGTTTCGGTGGTAGTTCTTAGTCCCGGAACCGCGGCAAGGGCAGTAGCAAGCCCAGCGCGTATATCGGTAATCGAAGCCATTAGGCGAATCTAACTTTTCTGTAAACGTCGATAAGGTGCTTCACGTCCGGGTCAAGTTGAACACCAACACGGACCGCGCCCATTTCTCCGAAGCCCGCAATACCAAGCGGGGAGTCGTTGCGCTTGAAAATTCTTGCGGCCTGAATGACGGTCGCTTGCTTCACCGCTACGGGGACCGCAGACCAGCCCCACACGCCCGCAATTCTTACGGTAGCCTCTCCGTCTAGGACGTTGAATAAAAAGTCGTCTACGGCGCGTATACGGGTCGCTGGGTGTCCTGTAAGACCGTCCACTACGCCGTTTAGTGGCTCTAGCTGATAATCCTTAGCTGCCCAAGTAGTTCCGAAGTTATCCCCGTCTGAAGTCTCAAGTGTTGTCAAAGTAACAAGGTCGTCAATTTCAGTAACGTAAGAATCTTGCGGAACGAATAACCGGGTTGCGGTTCCAGCGTTGTAGAAGTAGCGCTGGGTGTAACTGTCCACCATTCGGGAAGCTGATTCGACCGCTAGTTCTAGAAGGGCGTCGTCTACGTTATCCGTAATGCGAGCGGACGCTTTGACTTCTGCGAGTGAGCAATATCCGTTAGTGATTGCCATAGATTTTCCTTTGTTCGCTTCTATCTTACCAGTCGGGCTTTTATAGCCGTCGAGCTGATTCCTTCGGTGTAAGGAATGTAGATAAGAGAGATTCCCCGGGCGTCTAACCAATCTTGGCTGAATCCCATTTGAGCGTAATAGTCGCGCCTTGCCCAGTCCGAACCGATTGCCAGAATGTCCGGCTGAATCATTTCTATAGCGGGCTTAGAGTCTGCGCCGCCGAAGTTAGGTATTACCTCTGAGACCGAACGGCAGGAAAGAAGGACCGCTGCCCTTTCTTCGTAGCTGATTATGGGCGGCTTGCCTTTGTAGGCTGTTATGAATTCGTCGGTGTTTAGGGAAACGATTACTTCGCCTAGCTCCGCGCACTTAGCTAGAAAGTTAGCGTGGCCCGAATGATAAAGGTCGAATGTTCCTCCGGTGTAAACGGTTAGTCCCAACGGTTAGCCCTTCTAATTGCCAAATCCCAGTAGCCGGGAGAAAAGTCTTCTTCAACTATCTTTTTGTCCAATAGCTTTCGGTTTGCGTCATAGGTTCGATTATTCTCGTTGCCCTTTCCGCTTAGGCTTGAAGAATTTTCGTGGTGAATCTTTGCCGGGATTTGGTTTTCCTTTACCCCCGCTTTTATCATTCTGCGGTGAAGGTCGTTATCGTCAAAGTAGAGCGGATAGAAACGTTCGTCATAAAGCCCAGCTTTAGCGATTGCGCCTTCTCCAAATACTAGACAAGACCATTGGGGAATAATGTCTACGAAGTTTAGAGCGTCCGGGTCGGTCTGTTCCGCGATTGTCTGTAATGCTCCGGGTTCGAACCAAGCGTCGTCGTTTATCAAAACCCAGTAAGGAGCGTAAGGCGTGGATTTGATTATTAGGTTCCAAGCTCCGACTAATCCAATTCCATAAGGCATTCGAAGAACAAAAAAGAACTCTACCGATTCAGGTTTTTTAGGTTCCCAGTTTTGAGTTCCTGAATTGTCAATGATTACTAAGTGCCTTACTGGATAATCTATGGAAGCTAGTAATCTGTCTGCCTTGTCAAATTGACTGTAAACGGCGAACCCTAGAACTGGAATCATTAGGCGAAAGTATCTCGCAGAATGGGCAACCAATACTTCGTCCACACCTTGTCTACGTCGAAGTCAGAAGCGAAGTCGATAGAAACTTGCGAACGTCCTTTGCCTAGCTTGTAAGCTTCTTCAAGCGCAGCGACAATAGAAGGCACGTTAGGAATTTGCCACCAAGCGTCCTGCCCGCTGTCCCATTGTGGCTGTCCGTCTACTAAGAAAGAATCTTCGGAAACTAAGTCTTTAGTGGCTGCCCAGTTTGAACCGACAATTCTCGTTCCACAACTTTGAGCTTCGACCGACGGAATTCCGAATCCTTCCCCGTAAGAAGTCGCAAGCATTACGTCCATTCCGGTATAGTAGCCCGCTAAAGTTTCTTGCTTGATTCCGTATTTGTAGCTCTGCGCGTGCGGAAAAGCTACGTCGTCTTTTTCAATTCCTAGCGACTGAAGAAGGCTTAGAAGATTCCAACCGACGCCTTGTGCGATTGGGTCGGTGTGAAGGTAAAGCATAGCGTCCGGGTGCTTCTTCTTGAACATTGAGAAGGCGAGTAAATTTTCCGAGAAACTTTTTCTATGAACTAGGCCCGAAGATTTGTTCGCCGCAACCATTCCGACAACAAAGCGGTCTTTTGTTCCCATATGTTCTTCGACGGATTGCCCTTCAATTTCAAAAGTTGGTTTGAAGACTTTAGTATCTATTCCGTGCGGAGCGTATCGGCAGGCAATTCCTTTTTCTTCCATTTGTCTTACGCCGTGCGGAGCCATAGCAACCGGGGTAACGTTTTCTTTTCTTAGAAAGGTTTCTACTCTAGGCGGAAGCGTTACGTGGTCTAGCGGTGTCCAAGCAAGAATCGGAAAAGTATCAAAGAGTTTAGAAGTTAGAACCCAGACGTCATAGAGCGTAATCATCACGTCTTTTTGATTTCTTCCGGCTGCGAAATTCTTGTGGTCTATCGGTGCGGAGTCATTGGAATACAAGTCCATTCCTCGGGCGAAGTGTGGAATCTTTCCGTAAGGCGTTTCTAGTTCGCGCTTGATTCCTTCAAGACCGTAGTTAGAAAGAGCGGCAACGTCGAAACCGTGGCGCTTTAGTCGGTCTACAAGATAGCGGGCTTGCTGTCCATAGCCCGTCGGTTGGTCCGGCGAATTCGAATAAAGAGAAACTGTTCCCTTGAATTGTTCGCGGTTAGCAGGGTTCTTAGATTTGGTAGGAGTCATAGCAGTAGGGTATCAGACCAAAAAGACAAAAGGAAAGGCCGCCGAAACCCTACCGTCCGGCGACCTTTCCAGTCTATTTAGCTAATGCTTTTGGCTTAGCTTGCGCCTCCGCGGAACTTAACGAAGTGGCTTGCGTGAGTCAATTTTGAATCCACGCGAGCGGTAACGCGGAATGTGGTTACGTCCTCGTTGAATGCGTAATCTGCGGACTGAGCAACTTGGATTCCTCCGGCTACGCGAGCCTTCAGGGAAGGCAAGTGGCCTACACCGATTGAAAATGCCCCGGTGGCTACTGAAGCCGCGGCAGGATTTTCGTATACTGGGTAGCCTAGAAGCTGGTCTGGCTGACCCTGTGCGATATTTCCGGCTGACCAGATAAACGCTCCGTTGCCGTCCTTGATTTTGCGAACTGCCGCAAGACCAGTCTTGTTCATCAACCAACCAACACCCGGAAGCAAGCGAGCCTGTCCGTC